CGGCAATGCCCAGTTGGCATTCAACGCATCGCCCCAAGACATCCGGGGCCGCTTCGACATTACCGCTGAGTTTGACGCGCGCCTCCTCGACAACGAAGCGCTCGGGGCCAAATTAGATTATCTGGCGAAGGTCTTAGTTCCGCTTGATTCTTTCGGTGTCATAGACCGCGCCGGCTTGGTCAAATACATGTTCCAAGCCGTAGACCCGAATCTCGCTGGCCTCTTGGTGCAAGACATCGGCGCCGCCACCGCCGCCGAGCAAGAAGACGAACAAACCGCCTTCGCAAAAATCGCCGCCGGCACCGAACCCCCGCTCAAGGAGGGCGGCCAAAACGCGCAGGTAAGGCTGCAAACCTTGCAGCAAATCATCCAGTCGAATCCCGCCGTCCAACAGCGCTACCAGCAAGACGAAATCTTCCGCTCAATGATCGACGCGAGAGCGCAAGCCTTCCAATTCCAGCTCCAGCAACAGCAAAACGCCGTCATCGGCCGCACCGGCGCCCAACCCGCGCTGCAAAAGCTCCAGCAAGACCAGCAACTCGGCATGTCCGCATCTCCCGTCTCTTAGTCTCTTAGTCTTTTAGTCTCTTCGTCTCTCTTCCCATGCATCCCAACGTCTCAGTCAGAAACATCGCTGGTCTAAATATTCCCCAGCATAACGCCGTCGAGCTGAATTACGTCTCAACGACAAACAATCTCTCCACGGTGGTCTACAAGGAAGGCAGCCAGACAGTCGCCACGCTCACCTTCACCTATGTCGGCGGCACGCCGTCCAGCGATGACGCCAAGATCGCCACAGTGACCCGCAGCTAATGGCTATTCGCTTCAATCCGCTGACAGGCAACTTCGACTTCACCGGCTCCGGTGGCGGCGGCGCGAGCTACATCGACGGCGAGGTGCAAAACTTCAGCGCGTTGCCCACCGCCAACCCGCCAGCCGTAGACACCGCCTATCTCGTCCGCGAAGCCGAAGGCACTTGGCTCATCAGCCGCAAGCCCGCTGGCATCTACATTCGCGTTGCCACCACCGGCACACGCGCAACTGACTGGACCTACGCGGGGATTCTGCCGGATGTCTTCAACGACGCCAACTTCCTCCTCTATGACAACGCGGACAGCTCCAAAAATCTAGCCTTCCAACTCTCCGGCATCTCCACCGGCACCACTCGGACCTTAACCGTCCCCAATAGCTCCGGAACCATCGCTCTCACCTCGCAGCTCACCGACGTTAAAATCTACACGTCCAACGACACTTGGACCAAACCCGCCGGAGCCAAGCTCGTCCACTATTTCATTGTGGCTGGCGGCGGCGGCGGCGCATCAGGTCGCCGTGACACGACGGCCAACAACGCCGGCGGCGGTGGCGGCGGCGCTGGCGGCAGCGTCAATATCGGCTGGGCGGACGCATCTTCATTTGCCGACACCGTCACCGTCACCATCGGCGCGGGTGGGGCAGGCGGCGCTGGCTTTAGGCTCAACAATAGCAGCGGCGCGGCCGGAACGGCCGGCGGAGCCAGCAGCTTCGGATCATTAAGCTCCACCGGCGGACAAGCGGGCAGCGCAGGTTCTGGCAGCGGCGGCGGCGGCGGCGCAGGAGGATCTTCTGGCTTGGGCATATACTACTCTGCGAATTTAGGTCGCGGACCATCCGGCTCCGGAGGATTCACCGCCAACGCAACGGCGGCGGCTGCTGCACTGGGAACTGCCGGCGGTGGAGGAGGAGGCGGCGGCAAGCAGGCCACGACTTATTACAACGGCGCCAACGGCACGGCCGTCGGCCTCACCAATGTTGCCCTCACCGCCGGCGGAACCTTCGTCGCCAACGCGGCTGGCAATGCCGGAACAACATGGATCGGCGGCTACCTTGGCTCCGGCGGCGGCGGCGGATCGCCCGGCACCGGCGGCCAAGCCAACAACGGCGGCAACGGCGGACTCTACGGCGGTGGCGGCGGTGGCGGCAGCGCCTGCGACAACGACGCTGGCGGCGAAGGCAAGGGCGGCGACGGAGCCAACGGCATCGTCATCATCACCACCTACTTCTAACCATGACCGAGAAATACGCCATCCTCGATCAAACCAACGGGCACCTCGTCAACGTCGTCCTCTGGGACGGCGACACCGCCAAGTGGCAACCGCCCGCCGGAACATCCGCCGTCCGCTTGGCCGACATCGACCTCGCCACACTTCCGCCTGCACCGTCACCGGAAGCCGATCCGATCACCGCCGAAGAACACCTCCGCAGTGTCGGCCTCGCAGGCGACCGCCAGCCCACACTTTTGTATCTGCGCCAAAGCCTCGCCGCCGCAGGCAAAACCTGCGCCGAGCTGGACGCCGTCGAAGCCTACTTGCAGCAGATCCTGACATTGTTCGCCGCCAATCCGGCGCCGCGTAACGATTGGCCGAATCCCAGCGTCACCTTTGAAGCCGCCGTGCAGTCGGCCATGAACGCAATGAACAGCTAATGCGCACAGTAACCTTACAGAGCATCCTCCTCCGCGCATGGCAGCGTGTCGGCAACGACGCCAGCACCATCGACGCCATCCCATCCGGCGCAAGAACCATGATGGTCGCCGCCGCCAACGAACGCATCGCCGACTGCTGGGAGTGGGCCGATTGGCCAGAACTCATGCGCGTCGAAGAACGCACCGTCGAAGGCGACGACACGACCGGCTACTTCATTCCCTACGAACAATCCGGCCAGACCGCCATGGGCGAAGTCTTCGCCGTCCTCCGCGACAACCCTGCGACCCACGTTGCTCCCCGCGCCATCGGCTACAGCCTCCTCGGCGACAACGTGCGCTTCCCGCAAAGCACCGACCTACCAACCACCGTCTGGGTCAACTACCGCGTGCGCCCGACCGAATACAGCGCAAGCAACCTCTCCGCGACAGTGCCCGCCGTCATCGCAAAAGCAGTCGGCTACCTGCTCACCTCCGATCTGCAAACCGAAGACGGCCAGCTCGACAAAGCACTCGCCATGGAACAGATGGCCGAGTCCGAGCTAATCAGCCAGCGCGACAAATACTATTTCCAGCAGGGCCAGCCCTCCATGTGGACCGCCCGCGTCAACCAATACTAAATTATGCACCCGAATACCCGCATCACCAACCGCACGTCCGGCAGCCAATTCATCGGCGACACCAACACCGTCACCGCTGACATCGTCTCCATCGACGTGATGACCGACACCAAGTTCCACACGCTCACCGGCAACCTGACCGGCGCCGCGAACGCCACTGAGGCCAGCGCCGCGCTCATCAAGGCGGGCACGACCCTCGACGGCTTCTTCAGCGCCATCAAGCTGCACAGCGGCACGGTCATCGCCTACCGCAAATAGTGAGGAGCCGGACGATGAGCCTGTCGTATTTTCATCACAACATGAGCACCACCGAGAAGGGCGTGCTTGGAACGGTTACTAGCATCGGCTCAAGCGTCTTCTCAATGCTCCCCCACCTAGAAACAACCCTGCGAGTCGCCGGTCTATGTGTCGGTCTGGCCGTAGGCATCGTCACCTTAATTTCGGTCCTTCACGACCTCCGCAAAAAACAGAAAGCAAACAAATGAGAAACTGGAAAACAACACTCCTCGGAGTCCTCACTATCATCGCATCACTCAGCACCGCCGGACGCGAATTTCTGGCCAGCGGCCAAGTGCCGGACATCGGCCTCATCGCCGCGAGCCTGCTCGCCGGTTGGGGCTTAGTGATGGCCAAAGACAACAACGCGAGGCTCTGACTCCATGCCCGCCCGCGCCACAAAAGCCATTGCGTGTGCGATCCTCGCCGTGAGCTGGGCTGTCGCTGCGGGTGGTTGCGTGACCGTTGGGTATGACTTTATCAAGCAGCAGGCCACAGTAACTGTCACTCCGAGCACCAAGGGTTACGCGAAGTAAGCGCATGTGGAAGTGGATCAAGAATCTGTTTGGCAAGAAGTCCGCGACTGGCCCAGCACCAGCCTCGCCGAGCTTGCCATCCGTATCCACAACCAGCTCCACACCCGCAGCCAGCAAAGCCTACGACGAGCGCCGTCTCAACACGCCGAACAAAAGCGGACGCCCCATAACCCCGAGCATGATCGTCCTGCACCATACGAGCGGTAGCTACAACGGCTCCGTCTCTTGGTGCATGAACCCAGCCAGCAAAGTGAGTTACCACGTCATCATCGCCCGCAACGGCAACCGCACCGTCCTCGCCGACGATACGGCCCGCTGCTGGCACGCAGGCATCAGCTCATGGCAAGGCGTTCCAGACTGCAACAGCTACAGCCTCGGTGTGGCATGGGACGGCAATACATACGAAGACCCGCTCGGTGAAGCGGCCATGGAGTCCGCCATCCAATACATCATCCCCCGCATGAAGAAGTGGCACATCCCGATGTCCCGCATTGTCACCCATCAGCAGATTGCCCCCAACCGCAAGAACGACATCAGCCCCGCCGACGCGGCGCGGTTCAAAAGCAGACTCAAGGCAGCACTTAACTAATGGCATTAGAAAGTCCAGTGCAGCGTGATGGTGACGCCGGATTCCTCGGCTTCGCCAGCCGATTGAACCCGCTGACTCTTCCGGCGGGCATGTTGCAAGACAGCGTCAACATGCGTTTGGACAGGGGCGTTGCACAAACCCGCAAAGGCAGCAAGCGCCTGACGGACACCATCGGCACGACCGGCGCCCCGCTGACTCTCGACTTCACCCTCGGCACCGACAGGACCGTCACCTCGATTACCCGCGCCTCAACGACCGCGACCGTCACCGCAACCGCCCACGGATTCACGACCGGCGACCAAGTGAACATTCGCGGCGCCGTGCAGACGGACTACAACGGCGACTTCATCGTCACCGTGACGGACGCCAACACGTTCACCTACACCGTCAGCGGCAGCCCCGCGACACCGGCCACCGGCACCATCGTTGCCAACAACGGCCCCGAAGTCCGCGACTCCTACGAGGGCGGACTCTATGCCGCAGGCGTCTTCGCCAGCCAGAATTACGACAACGCCAACGAGTACATTGTCCTCGCTGGATCGGATAGCGCCACGCTTTACCGGCAGGGACAATCTCCGGTGGTCAAGACTTACCCGACAAGCCCCGCTGAAAAGATCGAAGGCACAGACACCGTCTCGGTGGTGCAGGCATTTGACCGCCTCTACATCCTCCGCGAAGCCGACCGCGCCGTCACCGGCTGGGAGCAAAAACTCACGACCGCATCCGGTATAACGGTCAGCACCACCACGGCCACCATAAACGTCACCGCCCACGGCTACCCCGAAGGCGCCCGCGTCCGCATTGAAGGCAGCACAACGCCCGCATTCGATGGCCACGAATACGACATCACAGGCATCGCCACAGACTCTTTCACAATCACCGTTCCAAGCGGCACCGCAACCCACGCTGCCGCTGGCATCAAGGTTCGCCGCGTCAAACCCCCGATCTACTGGTCCGGCGACAGCGGCAACTTCGTCCGCGCCACCGCAGGTATTCCGCCCGAAGGCGTCACCTACACCCGCATGCCCTCGGTCGGCTGGGCGAGCTACCACAACAACCGCATGTGGATCGCCAAGACCCGCAACACGGTGGGAATTAGCGACGTGCTGGACGCCGACCTCTACGATCCGTTTTGGAACAGTTTCCGCGCAGGCGTTGGCGGCGATGACCGCATTGTCGCAGTGCATCCATGGATCGAAGGGCAAGCCCTCGTTTTCTGCCGCAAAAGCATCTGGCTTGCCACCCTCGGCCAAGTGTCTTCCACCGATGGCAGCGACTTCAGCGTAGACACTCCGGTGTCACAGCTCACGCTCCTCACCAACGAGATCGGTTGCAGTGCCCGCAACACCATCGTCACCGCTGGCAGCTTCGTCTTCTTCCTTTCTGACGCAGGCATCTACCGCCTCGATAGCCGTCTCGACCTCAAGGTGCGCGGCGACACCAAGCCGCTGTCCGAACCCATCGCCGACCTCTTCAGCCAAGTTGTCCAGTCCCGTGTCGAGAAGTCCGCCTTCGGGGTATGGCATGCCAACCGCTATCTCATCGCGCTTCCGACCAGCGCAGAACCGCTTGACGGCAACCAGCTCGTCCTCGCGTGGAACGCCCTGACAGACACATGGGAATACCGCGACATCTATCCGAGCAGCGCCAGCGTCAACCAGATCCTCGTCGGCACCTACGAT